CCTTACACTGCGACCCCATGTGTACTAAATCTCTGAACGTGTTGGCGATCCCGATCAAGGGACGTTTCGGATTTTGAAAATACAATCTGTCGATGGGCAGTTTCATGTAATCGTACAGGACCATCAGGATAGGGAGCCACATTATTTTCTAAGTAGATAATAAAATGCCCGGTTACACCGAACCTCTGAACTCCGTCGAACCCAAGCCCACCCCTGAACAGAAGGACATCGCGTCCCGTTTCATGCCCGGCATCCCCAAGCTGACCATGATCCAGATGGTCATCGTCGCGCTCATCGTCGTCTACGCTTGGACCGCGCGCAAGGTTAAGGGCGTGGTCGTCTCCGCCCTCGCGCTGACCATCGCGCTTCTCCACATGTACGATCACGTCTACCGCGTCAAGCGCGGTGCCGAACACCCGTTCTTCATGCCCGCTCTCGCCAAGAAGGAAGCCTACGGGTGCAAGTCTTGCATGTAATTTTTTTAAAAGCGTATTATAAGTATGCGCGTCAAGATTCGTCGTAGCCCGAACCCTCGTAAGAAGTTTCGAGCGACGTTAGAGGACGGCAGGTTTGTTGACTTTGGTGCACGCGGATATTCCGATTACACCAAACACAAGAATCCTTCACGTAAAAAAGCGTACCTGCTCAGGCACGGTGCGAAAAAAGCAGGTCAAAAATGGGGAATCGACGGGATCGATACCGCGGGGTTCTGGAGTCGATGGTACCTCTGGTCCGAACCGACGATCAAAGGTGTTGAGCGGCTCATGTCTAAGAAATTCGGGATCGAATTTCGCTGATGATCTGATCAGCGATTTCTTCGGGGGTTTGTTCGAGCATGTCTTTCATGTTCTCACACGACTCATCGTTATCACGCATGGCAGTGTTGAAACTGTCGAAGGGTACACAGTTACCGCCTTCGTCCCTGCTGTCTGAGGAGCAGTCCTTCATGACACCCCGCGCCTTGTACCTCGCAATCATATCCTCGGTGGGTTTGAGGTAGTCGTTCATGTACTCCGACCACAATTGCATACCACCCAAGGTTAGGATTTTACCACCGGGTTCGTAGTGTTTCTTGATCTCGGCTCTCATCTCCTCTTTACCCATGTTGAAATCGGTATGCATTTTACAAAATTCAGGAGAAATCTCCTGGATCTTTGAGAAGGTTTGGACCAATTTGTTCTTGACACTCAAGTCTTCCGAGTCAGCGAGTTCCGCGTCGGTAGGAAAGTCCGTGCTCAGGAGCCGAAGTTCGTTCGCCATGTCGATGAATTTCCTCTGCTCCTTAAGGTACATGGTCTTCTCGAAGTGGGGTGCGGTGCCTGGGATGACAGCCGCGAAGAAGGCACCGCCCGCACTGGATGACATCATCATGGAACAACAGCACAAGAGAAGTAAAGCTGTCATTTTACAATAGAAAAAGATTTAATTTCCCGGCATACTATATGACACTCGAACAGAATCTTTTGAAATTACTCAACGGGAAGGATAAGTGCGCCCCACTCAATGCTCTCAGAGTGAACGAAGTCCGTAACAAAATTAAAGAAGGTGCGTTCGGCGTTGTGTACCGCGCGAAACTGAGAGACGGTCGATACGTCGCGTTGAAGGAAATAACCACCAAAGCAAATACATATGGGATGGCCAAGTTCGAATACGATATCGCGAAAAAGTTGAAAGGGTTCGGCGTTCCTGAACACGCGTTGTACACGAAATGCCCGCCCAACACCAAAACGAAAGAGGGGAAGGAATATATCTACATGGAGTACGTAAACGGCGAACCCCTGTACGAATTTCTGCAATCGCAACCGCAACGGAGCACAGCTGAAATCCATTCCATTATCGTTCAGGTGCTCTACAACATGTACAGAATCAGGCGAAAGTACGGGACGGAGTTTAGGCATCATGATCTCCACGGCGGAAACGTGTTAGTCAGAAAAGTCAACCGCAAAATTCTCGATATTCAAATAGGTGATAAAAAATACAAACTCCGGAACGCCGGCGTTGAAGCTGTCATTATCGATTTCGGATACGCCACCATGCGGGGCAGCCCCAATCCCATGGTGGTGACTGGGTATTCGTGGGTATCCGAGGCGGGTATTTCACAGAGTTCGTCTATAAGGTATGACCTTCATTACTTCCTGAATGAAGTCTACCATATGACCAAAAATCTCCCGGAAATCCGGGACCGTATAAAAGCGATAATACCGGACCCGTACCTCGAGAGGAATAAAAACGGTTGGCTAAAGAAAGGTCGCCTAATCGACGGTGATCCAAGACTACCCGCTAACCAACGTCGAAATAAGAGAAAGCGTACGGATGAAAGCCTTCCAAGTTTCGCCGACGCGATAAAGGCGTTCATGGCCAAAGACAATTTCAACAAAACTTCACGAGTACTCGTCGCCCAATCGGGCTATATGCAGGGTTTACGCGGGTTAAACTCCCCGCCGAAACCGAAATCAAAGCTGACACCGGGCTATATGCAGGGTTTACAGAACGGGTTAAACAACTCCCCGCCGAAATCGAAATCAAAGCGCACGCCGACACCGAAATCAAAGCTGACACCGGGCTATATGCAGCGTTTACAGAACGGGTTAAACAACTCCCCGCCGAAATCGAAATCAAAGCACACGCCGACACCGAAATCGAAATCAAAGCGCACACCGACTCCACCGTTGATGCTGAGAAACATACACGGAAAGGCGCGTCAATACAAGCGAAAGGTCTGGTACGACAAGGCTGTGGCGAGGAACAAGAAAGAGATCGAACGTCTCAAGAAGACGATATGCGGAAGGGCGGCGACGACGCCGGGGGACCCCTCGAAGTTGCAGTTCACGAACGTTCGAGGTAAGGTGCGAAAATACAAGAAGAAGGGTTGGTTCAACAGGGCTGTGGTGAAGAATAAGGATACGATTCAACGTCTCAAAACTACGGTGTGCTAATCGGCATCAGTATCGGAGTCGGATTCATAGAGAGGGTACGTAAGTCGTAGCTGCTTCTCATCCATGTCATAGTGAACAAACACTGGAACAGCAAACCCAACTCCCTCGAGTTTTTTCATATACTTTCTCCGCCTCATCTCATATTTTCGCCACCTGGCTTCATGTTTCGGGTTCTGTAGAGGGTCGAATCCAGGCCGACTCGCGCTACACTGCATGTCCTGTTCCGCCTGACGCATGCAAACCGCCCACGCCTCAATGTTCGCGTCCTCCTCGTGTTCGTAGATTTTCTTCGTAATGTCACAGAAGGCGAGGTAATCACCTTCTGGGATATTTTGGCTGTTCTTGTCGACAAGCTCTTGCAAGCGCCGTACATTTTCGGTTCCACTCATCGTGGCGCCGCGCGGTATATTAATGATCCGCGTGAATTTTTTTTGCAAATATTTATAAAAATCAAAAAAATCAGGGAAATAATTTTATCACGTAATAGTAATAGTAATTAGAATGGAGATCATTACTTTTCCTATGACAATGCTGACGACCCTATCCGGATCCGTTTCCGCCGGCCTTCCGTTTGCGAATCTTCTTCCCAACGGCGAAGGACCCCTCAGCGACAAAGAATTTGGGGGATACATAGTGACAGTTTTCTGTCTCATGCTTTGTGTGTACATGATCATGAAGATGCCGTTCAAATCTCCACCAGTCCTGATGGCGTGTTGCTGCATGGTGTCCTGTTGCAGTTCCTCCACGAGTCGGATAGTCAAAGACGTGCAACGACGCGTGGCGTCAGCACCAGCAGACGCTCAGGAAGAATAAAAATCTCCGGATAACGTAAAACATGCCTGCGAAACGAATGCTCAAGAAGATCGAGAAAATCGCAACCTCGTCGATGAAGCCAAAAACGAAGGTTAACAAGGCGATCAAATCCGTGAGCTTCAAAAACACACGAAAAAAACTTATCGTGGTCATGAAAGCGCCGCGAAAGAAACTTATCGTGACCATGAAAGCGCCACGAAAGAAACTTATCGTGACCATGAAAAGATTTCGTCTTAAACGTAAGTAAAGCTATCTGTACGATACATATTAACCGTAAATGGATCTGTTTTCCCTGTCACGGAAACAGCTTCATTTCCATATAATTCACCACAACCCACATCGTCCATACAATCGCGATCCCCTTGATTTAGCGGAACTGGGTACAAATTATCACTGCCTGTTGTGGTATAGAAATGGTACCTATCGCGCCGACCGGTAACTTCTTTTCCATAAAGCGGAAGAGTCTCTCCGGAATCAGAGGTCAAAAGACCCATCTGATGAAAATACCCAGGTTTGTACTCCCTGAGCGGTGGCCCCCTAAATTCTGGTTCTCGCGCACGCGCGACAGGTCTTTCACGCTGTCGTCTCGTCACGACCTGCGTCACCACCTTGGGATTCGACCACAGGTACGCGACGGCGAAAATCATTGCGACCACGACGATCGTCAGGAATTGAATCTTTGCCTTGTTCTTCATATAGTGAAGGGTGAGATTTTTCTTAGCCTCCGGGAAATGTCGATTGCGACGACCAGGAGTAGAATTCCCAAAGCGTAAGGAACTACTTCGTTCATGCATCGTACGCCAGTCTGTACAATCACGAAAACATTTTCAATCGTCGACGCCCCTTTCTCCACCACCCCACTTACGGCTCCTACGAGAACAAACGGTGCCCGTATGACTTTTAGAAAAGTGTCCCTAATTTCACGCCTGGTATGAATCATTTGCATTATACCGTCATGATTTGAGGTGAGAAGAGCCAGCCTCTCTTCGTACTCGAAATATAACTCGATCACCCTGTATCGATACAAGAGGTACCATTCGTATATCCATGTGCTAAAATAGAATACGATCGATATTCCAGTCGTAACAATGACCGGTGTTTTGTACATGACTACATTACACTCATAATCTCTAAGTGTTGATTGAGGGAGTCTACGTGATTATATTCGCGACCGGCCCAAACTTAAAGCGATTGTACGGAACACCTAGGATTGCCCAGATCACGAATACGCCATCTAGACTGTGAAATTCCTTCTCCTTGCGAAAATGGCGACGAGTTTTTGGTTATCTTACTACTTTTTTCGTGAGATATGTACGATCACTCGAGTATCTAAATCGTATACTCCCTTAATTTGGACGTTCCGATTGGAGACTTTTTCCATCAACATATTTTGATTGGTGGTTTGATTTTACCCTTTTTTTGTATAGTCAAAAATACGTGAGGGCATGCTCCGATAGTATTGGCCGGATCGGAGTACAGCTTGAGTACAGCTAGTCTTGATTTTTTCCTTTTTTGGATTTTGATTTTTCCCTTTTTCGATTCTTTTTTTTTGCCCGAACCGTAGGATTCACGGTTGGATCCCATAACCTTAAATTTACATTTCACCGAAAACACTATAAATCGGTCGGTTTCCCGGAAGACTTGTCAGTGTTCACCGCGCGGCGGCACGTTTCCATGGCAAGAACCAAGCAGACAGCACGCAAGTCCACCGGAGGCAAGGCTCCTCGTCAACAGCTCGCCACCAAAGCTGCTCGCAAAAGCGGAGCCCAGCGAGTATGGAACGGCCAAGATTGGGTCACCCCCCTCATCGCCAAGGCTGCCCCCACAGGTGGCGTCAAGAAGCCTCACCGCTACAGGCCCGGTACTATCGCTCTTCGTGAGATCCGCAAGTACCAGAAAAGCACAGAACTCCTGATCCGTATGCAGCCTTTCCAGCGCCTGGTGCGAGAGATCGCTCAGGACTTCAAGACCGGCCTCAGGTTCCAGTCCTCCGCTGTCCTCGCCCTCCAAGAGGCGGCTGAGGCGTACATCGTCGGTCTCTTCGAGGACAGCAACCTCTGCGCCGTTCACTCCAAGCGCGTTACTGTCATGCCCAAGGATGTCCAGCTCGCCAGGCGTATCAGGCGCGATATTTGAGGATCTTACGAACATCCTCTGCGAACATGTTGAAGTGTCCGAGGCGGTAGCCCACCAGGGCCCACAGGGCGAAGAATACAGTCTTAGTTAACTTGTTAATATCATTCTCCTCCATTTTGTAGATGGGTCCTACGACACGCCCCATGAACGTCTCGTCCTTGTTTTTTCCGGTCACCATCATCTCAGCCTGTGTCAGGGCACACGTGTCATCGTTCACGGACCAATGGTAGAAGATGAAGGGAATCACCATCGAATAGAACTCGAGTTGCCGGCGGTCGTTGAGGAACGGCGTGACGAGGATCCACCCGAGAAAGATGACATGTATTATGAAAATAATGTTCATCTTATATAAGATGGACAAAGAAAATAATGCCCCCGATCCGAAGGCGATGGCTGCGTCGTGGAACATCCACCACGAAAACATCCTACGCCAGTGGGGGGAACAGAGTGCGTGTTACCGCTACATGCACCATCGCGCGTTCCTCATGTTTAAGAAGCTGAGTCTACGGTTTAACCTACCGGTCATCGTTCTGAGTACCATTACCGGAACGGCGAACTTCGCCCAGAGCACCTTACCAGTCGCCATCCAACCTATGGCGCCTTCGATCATCGGCGGTCTGAACCTCATCGCAGGTTTGATCGCGACGATTATGCAATTTTTAAAAATTCAAGAATTGATGGAGAATCACAGGACGGCCGCGCTCGGGCACGGGACCTTGAGTAGGAACATCCGACTCCAACTCGCCTTGCCCCGCGAGGAACGCAACAAGGAAGGACTGCAGTTCGTGAACGACTGCAAGACGACGTATGATTCACTCCTCGAGCAATCGCCGGCGATTCCGAAACATATCTTGATCAAATTTGAGACCGATTACCCACACGAAAACGAGAAGCCGTTCACCAAACCGGAGATCTTGAGGGTCCGCGCGATTCCGGTGATCGAATCTTTAGCTATGAACACGCCGTTCGAGCGGTTCTTCGGTGGCGGTAAGGGAAAGCCTGAACCCGAACCAGAATCCGAATCCGAAGAGGAGGAAGAGGAAGAGGAAGAGGAGGTGGAAGTCATTGAGGAGGAGGATGAAGCGTATGAAGACGTCGAACAAGGTACAACAACAGTACAAACATGATCACATTGGTAAGGACCGTGCATGCCACGTATGGTAGAATTTTCTTTCTTAAAGGTTCTACGACACGTTTACGTAGTGCGTCGTTTCCCAACGCCAAATCTATAGCTTGATTAGTAAGGTCGTCGACGTCGATGGATTCCTTCATTACGATTATCGCCGAAAAAAAAGTCGAGAAAGTTTACACGATCCACGGCAAAAAGATCGAGCTAGTGCGTAAACACCTAGAAAACGGGAAGAACGTGTTCATATGCGGCTCGACCGGAGTGGGGAAAAGTTTCATCCTGAAAGAAGCGCTCGAGGGGTTCAGCTCGGTGGAACTCAAGACTGAGCACATGAAATCCAAATCCCTGTTCCTCCCTTTCATACGACCGTCTGCGAAACATGTGTACATCGACGACTACGACCCCGTGTTCAAACCCATCGTGGAGAAGGTATCTGACGGCGACCGCGTTTCGCGCGGATCGCTCGTGATCACTTCGACGAACATGTGTTTTTTCCCGAATTTTGAGACTGTCTTCATTGCGAAACATAAACCGGAGGTCTTGTTTACCCTGGTGGACGAGGTCACCCCTACAGTCGAGGCCGCCGCGGCGAATTGCGGTGGTGACATACGGTCTTTTCTCACGTACGCGGAAGGGTACGATGCCATGGACGATTTCAAGACGCCGAAAGAGTTCATCGCCGACGTCCTCTGCGAGACTGGACCTCTAAAAATACACGATTCCATCAGCGAACACGGTCACGTTTGGGATATTTTTCAGGAGAATTACGTCAACTCCAAAGGTGTTGACCTCCTGCGCACGGCGACGAGTTTCTCCGACGCCGATTTCTACGATACGCACATCTACGCCAGGGGTGCGTGGTACCTGATGCCATACTTCGTGCTTCACGCGTTGACCGTCCCGAAACATTCGCTCGGTGAACCGCTCGACAGAGACAAGATCCGACCGGGAAGTTGTTGGACCAAGCTCGGGAACCACCGAATGCGAAAACAGAAATTCGAGGAGATCAAGAAAAAAAGCCGACTAGGCCTGGGCGTCGAGGAATTGTGCCTCCTTAAAAAGTACGCCGAAAAGGGTGACATCGAACCCCTCCTTAACTATGGGATTTCAGCACAAGATTTCGACGTGATCAATCACCTCGCTGTCGGAAATGGCTTAAGGTCGAGGGACGTCAGTAGAGTGAAGAAAGCTCTGAAGCAACATGAGCGAGAAAGAAGAGACCGAAGATGAACAACATGAATGCGTCAAGGTCACCGGTAACGAGATTCTCTTCTACGGTGACGTGGATAGGGAAAACGCTCTGCAGTTCGTTACTGAGTTTAAGAAACTGGAGATCGAATTACTTAAAAAAAAAGCTGAGCTCGTTGGCTTTGAGCCGACCGTCCGTGTTCATATCATGAGCGACGGGGGGTGTATCTTCAGCGGCATGACCATGAAAAATACACTCGAAGCCTCGCGCGTCAAGGTCATCACGATCGCACAAGGATCCTGTTGCAGCGCCGCGACGTTCATGCTCCTCGGTGGTTCGGAGCGTCGTATGGGCAAGAACGCCTACGTCCTGATCCATCAGCTCTCCACCGGGATGTGGGGTAACTACCAAGACCTTAAGCACGAGCTCAAATCGACCGACAAACTGATGGCGATGCTTCGTAAGATGTACCTCTCCTCGACGTCCATTCCCGAGAAGAGGTTCAACAAACTCATGAAGAAGGATATCTACTTGAGTCCCAAAGACTGCATTCGTTATAAAATTGTGGATTATGTTGAGTGACTCTCCAGGTAACCGTCCAAGGTGGTGTACCGCCTGCGGTTATCGCTGACGGTGGACGACCTTTTATAAAGACAAAGTATGCATACCATGATGAATATCACACAAAACGTGTTGAGATTCATGGGAACAGGAGTGACCGGAGGGGGCTTGAGACGCTCCATGCGCGCGTAGTTAACAACCGGTAACATTCTATTTATAACAATGAAATTATTTATACTCAGTAGTCCAACCTAGACGTGCCATGGTCTCGTCGTCGGCTGGGACTTCTTTTGAAAGTCTGAGCGTTGCTTCGCGCCAAAAGTTACACTCCTCCTCGACCTTTTTGATTTCCTGCTCGAGTTTTGCGTTCTCGTCCTTAATCTCGTACATGGCACCCGCCACCTTTCGTGCGTCGGGCAGTGCACGCTCGATCTCAGAGAAGATCCACTCGAGCGGACGTTCCCGACCCTCGTTCATGATTCGATTCACGAGAAGGTTCACGGGATCGGCGTCGCCTAACCCCCTGTTACCGAAAACGCCGGGGAACTTTCGTTCCACTTCTTTGATGAGGAGTTCCTGTGTCCACTCGGGTTTCGCGTTCTGTTCCTTGAGTTCCTCGCCACCTAGAAGCTGTTCAAGCTCCTCGGGAAATTTCCACTCCAGATATTCCCAAGCGAGGTCGCAAGCGACTCCAATATCTCGTCCAGATACGCTTCGTCTTCGTCGGTCTTCGTCGTCGTCGTCTTCGTACCATTTGATCTCAAAAAAATCCCAGATGCCGAGCTTAATCTCCGAACCTGATGGTTTCGTATACCAGTCGTGTGCGTCCTTGGGCCAGGGATGTAAAGCTGGAAGTCTTTCTAACAACTTCGATATGACCTGTGATTTGAAGTGAGCTTGCTTCGTTCTTGCCATTATTTTTTCTTCGACTCTTCGAGTTCTTTTGTCAGTTTGGCGACTCGATCTTCCAATTTCTTTATTTGTTCCTGATGCGGTTTCAGTGCCTGGTCCACGACCTCGTTGATAAAATCGAGGAGTCCACTTTCTGTGCACTCTAAGTTATGACCCAAATCGACTGTCTTTAGAGCGATTTTTTTAGTGAATTCTTCCAATTTGTCGACTTTTAGAGCAGTGCTCAGAGTGAACTCTTCCAAATCTTCCAAAATGTCGAGTCTTTCCTCTATCGATCTCTCTTCCACGACCTGAACACGTCGAAGACGCCTTGTCATTAACGGGACGGCGTCGCTGGCTCTTTATGCGCGAAGATTTCTTCGAGCCGCGCGGGGATGACTTTCTGCTGATTGCACGCGTCGCAGCACCTGCCGTCGCGGAGCGGTCTTGCGTCGTTTCCTGATCCACTGAAAATTTGAGCGCAAAGAATACACTGGACCATAACCTAAAAGACCCAGTTTATTTATTTCACGGGGTCCGGGAAAAATTTCAGGTTCCCAAATTACTTTTTGGCGCACGCGTGGGCCCCAGCACAGGTTACACCTGAATTCCTTGATTTAATGGAAATTCCGTGGACTGTCCGGGTTCGTGCCGGTGCGAGTGGGAGTGGCTGATTTGGCCCATCACAATCGTATATATATGAAAATTAAAATAAAACGCGCTACGCGCTAATAAAATTAGCTATACAAATCCGGATCATCACAGATCCAAAATCAGAACTCGCC